GTCGGTTTTGTATCTTTACAAGGCCGCCAACCACGACATTGTTTCTTCCTCTGATCGATATTTCGATTGGAAAGCCAAAAACGTTTTAACACGTTTAGGTGTAGAACCAGATGAAGTATTGCTACTAATCTCTTCTAAAATCTCAACATTAGTTCTTAAAGAATTTAATTGAGAGATTATGGAATTGTATTTATCAATATCTACAAAACTTAAATCTACTGGCCGAATTTCGGACGATAGATAGTAATGTATATTATTGTGTGCAATATCTGCTATAATTTTCTCACTTAATTGTTTCCATTCTTTACGTAACTCATGAACTTTAGCCCAAGTTTTTAAATTGGACGAGTCACGAGCTATTACATAGTATGGGTGTAAATAAGTTTCAGATAATTTACAGCTAGATTGGTTTCCCACTTTAGCCATAATATCTCGAGCAAGAGACAGGACCTTAGAATCCAACATTACTAAAATGTCGGTAATAAAGTTATGTTCTTGTTCTAAAGAATATTTGAAATTAGGTTTAGTCAATGCATTTATATCTCTGTATAATACAGCCATTAATTGCGAAACACTAAACATGTTAAGTTTCACTCTAATAGGTGAGCTCAGCAGCATTAATAGAACATTTACTAATCTAGGAGGCAAATGCCCCTTAGATAGTGAACGACTAATAATCCGCCAGTCTCTGTAAGATACTAAACTTCTTACAAGGCTTATAGGATTATTACCTTCTATAAAACCTTTCCGAAGCATCCGATTTACAAATTCAGTTTTTCCTCCTAAGGCTGTTAAACCTGAAGAGAAATTGCTAAATTTTTCACGTTGAGTTATAGACATAACTTCTCTCAATGAGATAGGAGATATATTAGTTTTATCTAGTATATCTTGACTAGCAAATTGGAAAAATCGTGCATTAGAGGTGAATGATTTGGGTAATCCGATTAAAACTCCATAGTCTGAACATACTTTAACGTATGAATCAGCTACCTGTTTGTTACCGATTACTACATCATCCCCTAAAACCAAATAGTCATTGAAATTATTTACTTTCACTCTATGAGCAGAAAGAAAAATTAAATAATGATGGATTACTGCCAAAGAAGACCATGAGGATAATGTCCCCATAGGTTGACCTCGAGAATAACGGTAAGATTTATTTTCAAACCAATATTCTCTATTAACCATAGTGTCCATCCAAGCCTGAGCTAGCTCTAACCCCCATTGTGCTGCGAACACATGAACGTAAAGTTGTTGCGGAATCATATCCGTAGCAGACTTAAGATCATATGAAGCAATATAATCATGGGGTTTATGCATAAATTGCTCAACTTTTCCAAGTTGATCAAATGTAGCATCAGAAGGATGATATTTCAATTTATCAAACATAGCTTGATGAAATAACTTCATAACAAGTTGTGTCCAATAATCAGAAATGGCGAACACTCTAACTTTACCAGCTGGTTCATATTTCAGGGATAACTTACCTAGTTTTAAAACTGGTATATCTTTCCAATGTTTTCCTTTAAGAATTTCTTCTTTAAGTTTAAACATTTGAGTATATACCCATTTTAAACCAGTTGGGTCATTCTGATCTACAACTCGATCCAATTTCAAATCCGGAATGATCATTGATTGATCATCGCTAGTTTTGGTTAACACTGCCAGGAGATTAAATAATCCTCTTTCAGTGTTTTGGAAATGAGCCAATGCATCTAATCCCATTCCTCGGAATGAAATTGAGTCATTGGGACTTGCTGTAACAGTTAGTGGTAAATGTGAGGTATTAATCAAGGGTTCATTAACCACTAGAGGACAAATTGTTAGAGGGGTTTTAGAAAACCCTTTCCAAAATTTATCTCTAGTATCATAAACTTCTACCCAATCTTCATGTTGTGGCATACCATTTAAGGTATGTCGAATATCTGCCATAAAAGCAGGCGTTAATCCAATAATGGATAACGGAGAAGATTTACGGTTAAACTTACGAGTAAACCGGGGGGCAGTAATAGATGACATATCCGGAGCCTTATAAATTCCTTTGAATCCTTTATAGGAGGCAAAAAGAGATATAAGAACCCGAATATAGTTAATAGAACCAGATCTTATTAACCTTCTTAAAGAAGAAGGCAAAGAAGCTGGTAAACCATTAATTAATTTAATTCTTTGTCCTAAAGGTTGAGTTGTTTTAAGACTCTCTTTAGACAAATATTTTAAAATACAAATAGAGGAGATTTTTAATCTTAAGATCACGTCGTTAATACCACGTGTCCTTTTGATTAAATCAAATTGTTTTCCTAATTTCCATACCGCTCTGGTATTAACCAGAGAGGATTTCATTCCTAACCACGATATTATAGTTTTATAATATTGTGGAAAGAATTTATCGAAATTTCTTTCGAATTCGATCATGGAATCTTTTATAATCCAACCTGGAATTAGGTCGAACATAAAATCTCTAGTAAATTCAGACGAACCCATCAAGGGGGATTCTGTTGACCCTTTGGATTTAGGATCAGGAAATTTTCTAAGAATAGACGCAGGATTATCACGTGGTGTCGCAATAACATCCAATGAGGATTCATTAGACATCATTACACGTATTAACTTGTTATATTCGCTTTCAGACAAATATAATAGTTCGTCAGCATCAGCTGGATCACGGATGACATAACCTTTACGTTTATGCTCAGCCCAAGATAAATCTCGACTTAGTTCGAATAACGAACGTTGTAATAGTACTGAAGAAAATTTCATATTTCAATTTAGGCATCGCCCATATTGTCTTATGAATAGATGTAAAGGTAAGTCTAATAATTAGATTTACGTTGAGTAAAACGGGACCTACAAACTTTCGGTCTTTTAATTATAGAAACCAACGGTCCTTATCAGATTGGTAAGATCCACCGAAGTGTTTTCAAAGGATTACATAAGTAACTATAATCTAGTTTTATAACCATATAAATTACTAAGATTATTCTATCTAATCGTATCCATAATAGATATGACGAAGATGGATTACTCCAGATCCAACTCTCTTTTCCCTTTCGGGGGGAGCAGATCATTCCGCTAGGAGTCACTTTCAACTTGAAACAAGTATCCTGTAACTCACCGTGTAGGCCGGATCCCTTGGGAAGGTTCGTTATGGGCCTTTAAGGGCCC